TTAAAAAAAGGAGTCAGAAATGACAGGTAACGAAATGTTATCAACCCTAGGTTTGCGATTAGAAGATCCTTCAGAATCTTCATTCACGCAAGCTGCAAAGCTAGATGCTTTGAATATTGCACAAAAAAGTGTAGTGAACTTAATTCACAATGCATACTTGGGCGAATTACAAGTGATCGATGAAACTGTTGCGATGACGGCCAACGCTGTCGATATTTCTGTCGGTGGTGATTTATCAGAAGAAGTAATGCGTAATGGAATCATTGCGGTCTATGATTCAAGTGATTCTGTATGGTGTACAATGATAGATCCAGGCGATCAGAAACGATTGGAAAATTCTTACCTTGCGGGTAGCACGACTAATCCGGTTGCGTATGTTTTTTCCGATACACTATTTGTTGATGGCCCTGGTCCTACAGATAATGTTGATGTGTGGTTCTTACGGTCCCCAGCAGATATTGAAGCTGATGGTAATGAATGTTCATTAAATGTTGCACTGCATGAATCTGTTGTAGATATGGCTGAATCTCAGCTGTGGAAGATGGATGCAAAAAATGATCGTGCAACAGCGGCATACGCAAATGGCAAGGGACAAATTGATTCACTAAACGCAAGATATCCAACAGAAGCCCCAACAGGTATAGGTACTAAAGGAAGGGGTTAACCCGTGGTCTGGGAATCCCTTATCGATAGGACATTAACGTCCTTTGATGCTGGAACGCCTAGAGTTAAAGTCAGAAAGTACCTGGAAGAAGCCGAGGTAGATTTTGCTTTAGGAACAAAATGCTACGTTAAGGACTGGTCCTACATGCACAAGGCTGGCAGCATTTCTATTCCGCTGCCAAATGATTTTGTAGAAGTCGTTGGCCAAGTTGAATACGATACTGCTATATTAGATTATCGCAGAGATTTTAAAGTAAGTTCTCGCTTCAAAAAGAACAATCAGTTAAAAACCGGTACACCCCAAACTTATTATGTTAGGGGTGACAAAATGTTTATATATCCGGTTTCTGGTACTGGTCTTGTTACTTTCTCCTATGCTGCTATGCCAACACATCTAGATCCTAATCTAGCGGATCCAGGATATGTATGGCTCCGGTTCAAGGATCTAACCTATGAACAGTTTTATAGTGGCGATTCTATTGAGGGTCTTACCTCTGGTGCTACAGCGGAAGTGGTTGATGTAGTTAATGTTTACCAGGACCATGGATATTTGGTCTTAAAAAATTGGAACGAGACAGATTTCCAAGATGGTGAGCAAATATACAAAGCAAGTGAAGAGGAAGAGATGTGGAGCAACATATACACTTCCTGGGAAGACTTGCTAGATGACTGGGCATCATTAGGTCTTGGTGGTGTTGCAAATGCCAGGGGTATTGAATATGATTATTCTGATCCTGGTGTTAGTCCAGTAATACCAGATGTGTATCATGGAGATCTAATTCATTACGCAAGATCAGCACTATACGCAGATCAGGCCGATGATCAAAGATCCCTACAGTCAAAAACAATATACGAAACCAATAAACAAGAAGCTGATATTCAGTTACCGATGAAAGGCTATAGTGGGCCAAACCAGATAATTGATACAATGTTTAGGTAAATAATGGCAATAATAGAGATACCAGTATTTGATGGAGGATTAGTAACATACGCAGATCCTGAAGATCTCCCTAATACCGCTGCGACTACAAGTGTCAATTTTGAGACTGATGTCCCAGGAAAGTTAGTCAAACGTCAGGGTCGTGGTGCAGCAGTTACTTTAACGGGAAATCATGTTGGCCAAATATTAAAATGGACCCATGAAGATCTAGCAGATCCAGTATGGATCTATTTTGAACCTCAAACAAAAAAGTTAAGGAAATGTGCCGCCAATTTTACTAGTGCTACAAATGTGGCATCGCTTGCTTCAGCAGTAACAGACGTTGAATTTAGTAACTATGGCCGTAAGTTAAGATTTGCTAACGGATTAGATGAGAAGTCTGGAATATATCAGCATATAGATCGAGAGTTTTTCTTTGGGGAACATACATGGGATGCCTTGTATTATGATAATGGAATGATGGAATTACCAGCAACTTGGGATCTCCTTGCGGTTGAAGAAATTGAAGGTGGGATGAAACAGTCTGGCTACTACAATTACAAATTTGTTCCAGTCTTTGATGGTAACCAGGAATCACCACTCCCAGAAGGAGCGGGTTTAACCCATGAATCGACAGAGGATGATCTAACTTTAAAAGTTGGAATACAATTAAGTACGCAAGCGAATGATTTCAATCCTAGGATTACTTCCATAAAGGTATATAGATCTTATTCCGATACAGCCACTGGGAATCTTGATGCAGTATATTATCATATTCATACAATCCCGTTAAATACTAAAGCAGATAGTGATGATATCCTGGGATCGTCAACAGTAACACCAATGGATAATTGGTTTTATAGTGACGATTTACCAGCAACAACCGCTCAATGGGGTGGCTATGCAAATTCTGAAGGGTATAGGCACTGGATTATGAGAGATTCTTATCCCGGGACCAGTTACGAAGTTGATACATATTCTGTAGCTAATTATCCTGGGCCTGGGCTGTTAAAAATGAAGGATCCTTTCCCAGCCGATAAAAACAGACTTAATGGTAGGTGGAGTTTTTATCAAACCTACGATGATGGTTATTCATCATCAGTATATACATTACTTGCTGAAGGTGACTATGGAGGGTATTATGGAAAGAATTTAATATTTAATAATTCCTGGGATTGGCGAACTGGTGAAGCGGATGGTTGGGTTATTTATTCAGATGCAGAATCCTTGGATGCTATAGCAACCGGTAGTTCTGAAAAGTTTATTCAGCTTTCTGATGATTTAACTCAAACAGGAGATTTTGATGTAGATATATCAGATGGATATCGTTATGCAATCGCTGGAGATGATGTAACTCTGTGGTTTTATGATTATGCAAATACAGATAGATCATTGCATCCATTAGGTACAAAGACAAAAACAACAGTTAATTATAAGTATTCAGTATATGCATCAGGTAGAAATTTTGTGGGGAATGTACGTTTGGATCCAGATGGTGAAGCAGAGGATCATGCAGATTGGATAATCTATTCAGAGTTAGGGCAGCCTGATGTGTTGCCAATTGTCAACTATATTCAGATCAAAGATACTCAAGGTGGCCAGATCACTGGTCTAACAAAACATATGGGAGAACTGGCGGTGTTTATGTCCCGTGGTGTGTATCGTTTATCAGTATCTTCTGACCCAAGACATTTTGCTTTGATTGAATCCGATGAAAATATTGGCTGCATTGCTCCAAACTCTATTATTACTGTAGCTGGCCAGACCTTTTTTGCGGGCCTGGACAATGCTTATGTGATAGATTCAAGTTTTAATATTCAACCAATTACTGAACCTATAAAAGATATTTACCAGGGATCTTCAAATTTAGAAGAATCAAGATTTTTTTACGATCCAAAGAAGGCTAGAATTCTTTGTCGATTTGGATCAAACACTCAAAACATTTATAGCTTTGATATGATCAAGGCTAGAGAAGGTCAGGCAATATGGAGCCTGATGGATCTTGGTGCTAACACCGGTGCAGACATTTTTGCAATAGATGAAAACCTAAATGTTTTTTCAATAACTAATGAGGTATAATAATCATGGGAAAATTAAATGACTCGGTAGGACCTAAAGGTACTGTGCGTTGGGAAATCCGAAGAAGTGGCGGGGACTGTACAGAAGGAAGAGGCCCCGCACCTAACGCAATCAACGATGAATTAAAAAATAAACTTGCAGCAACATTGACCACTGCTACTAGCAGATTTGGTGTAGCTGAAAACATGTTTGGAGATGACGGTATGCTAGAAGCAACCAATGGCAAGTCGGGAATCGCTTTGGTTGACGATGGAAATGGACCGGAAGGCTATTATGAGATGGATTGCAACCTATCTTCCACAGGTGCTCAAGATTTTGAAGTTTCGGGTGTGGTACGATGTGAGACAGATGGAATAACCATAACTGATGCATTGCTGGGACACTCTTGGGCCGCAACAAATTTCTCTGTTGATTTCAGTAGTTATGAATTTACACCAGATGTGGACTTGGATGACGGGGACCAATTAAATGTTACTTGGGAAATCTCAATAGATGATTCATAAAAATAGGAGAAAATAAATGATACATGCACCTAATATAAATACATTGTGGACAAATAAAAGATTAAAAGTCCATGGTGATGTTGATATAAAAGTATACGACCCAGAAGATCTGATACGTATGGAACCAAAGGTCGATATTTTAGATACAAATATTGTAAAAGACGATTTGTTAGAAAAGCTGAATGACGAAATGCATACAACTTCGTCTGCAAATACAGCACACCAGTTACACACAGGTACTAACTGGCATCCAGCAAGTGATATGTGCTTATCCCCAGACCTGTGTCAGAACTACACTAATACATCAAATCGAGAGGGTGAGAATGGCATTAGTGTTGCGGTCACTGGTTACACTGGCCGGATTCAAGATGATGTTTACGGTGGTTGCAGCCAATGCCATGGCTTTTGTTTGTATGACAACACAAGTACCTCCACCACCAATAATGCAAGTACCTGGGCTGCTGAAGCAACTTGGCTGTCCGGATACGATCCTAACACCACTACGGTAGAAAGAATGTATATGGGTAAAGATTTTGATTCCCAAATTGGTGGCAACTTCACCAATGTGTTTTCTACATCCTTTGATGGTCCGTATAATTTCAAGTATGCATATTATGATAACACCAACTTCACTATTCAGACTTTAGATATTCTTCGGGTAACTTGGACAATTACAGTAGGGTAATTTTAAATGCCATTCTGCCAAATAACCTCCATCACCAATCCAACCTCTAGTTCTGTATTTGATCCTGGGGATGGCTTTACGGTTTCATGGTCATATAATGATCTTACAATTTGTGTCCCTTGGAGGATCACCTATATAAAGCTGTACGAAAATGGATCATACCATAGTACTTTATGGACAGGATCCCATTTTGTAGCTGGTCCGTATGGAATATATATTACACTACCATCTTCAGGTTTAACCTTTGGAGATGTGTATACTTTAGAACTCAAAATAGAACATAACTCATTTCCCGCATTATTTGACATATATACATCTGGTGTGTTTGAGATTGAAGGCAGCCCACCTACCACTGTTGATGTTAATGAAGCAGTTGCTGTTGATGAAAGTCATAGTAAACAAGAACAGACCTGGAAAATTGTAAAAAACGTATCGGATGAAATTGAATTGGATGAAGATGAAAGTAAGGTTGAAAGTGCGTGGAAGATAAATAGAGTCTTGTATGATCAGACTGACTTTGATGAAGATTTCTGGTCTAATCAACTATACACCATATCAATATCCGATGAAATTGAATTGGATGGAGATGAAAGTAAGGTTAAAAGTGAGTGGAAGATAAATAGATCTGTTTCTGATTCTACTCTTCTCTCTGAATCCATTATTGATATAGAAACTGAAGGCAGAGAAAATGAAGATATAGGTCTTCTTACTGAAAAACAGGCGAAGGAAAAAAGAATATGGAGACATGTATATAATGTATCCGATACCATTGATGTTGATGAAGATGAAAGTAAGGTTAAAAGTACTTTTAAGACATGGGTATCTGTTTCTGATTCTACATGGTTTTCAACTGAAAACATTATATCCTATTTTTTCAAAGAAAACCAGCCAGGTGATTCTTCAAATATTGAAGAAGATTTTGATTACGAAGAACGAATCTGGAGAAAAGTAGTAAATTATTTCGATGATGCTGGGCTTAATGAGGATGTTGATGTAGATAAAAGAACCTGGAAATATTTGGTTGACCCTGAATTCGGATTCGGTGGTTCTATAGCTTTGCTTAAAGAGGATGTTGATGTAGATACAAGAGAATGGAAACATCTAAAATATTCTTTAGATTGGATCAAGTTAACTGGCGATACGGTTAATTATGAAAAAAGAAAATTCATACACCGTTGGTTTCCGGATGATAATTTAACAGTTTATGGTGCAGAGCAGAACGTTTCATGGGAAAAACGAACACAACAAGAAACATATGAGACAGGTTATTTTGAAGAAGATTTTGATTACGAAAAAAGAGCATGGAAACATACTGAAGATGTAGATGAGACTATAGATATAGGTGTTTCCACATTTAATTGGAGTGAAAGAGAATGGAAAACCCATGAGACTGTAGATGAGACTATAGATATAGGTGTTTCCACATTTAATTGGAATGTCCATGAATGGCAAATTTTTGAGACTGTAGATGATGCCACTTTCTTTGCTGAAGTATTTGCAAGTGAAGTAAGAACATTTATACATGTTATCACCCCGCAAGATGATATAGCCGTTTCCCCGGCAACAACATATGAAAAAAGGACCCCCATTATTTATGGCGATTTATCCCTTTTTGAAGAAGGTTTTGATTACGAAGAAAGGACCTGGAAACATTTAAAATATAGTCCAGAAGTAATTGCATTTGATGAAGAGTTTGGTTATGACGAAAGAGCCTGGAAACATTTAATAGCTGAACCGAATGCGATTGCATTTGAAGAAGAGTTTGATACTGAAACAAGAGTTTGGAAACATTTGGTTACCCCTGAATTCGGATTCGGTGGTTCTTCAACTTCGCTTGATGAAGAGTTTGGTTATGTCGAAAGAGCCTGGAAACATTTAATAGCTGAACCCGAAAATATAGGATTACAACAAAATTTTAGTTACGATACAAGAACCTGGAAACATTTGGTTGCAGTTGGTGAAGTCCTTGAGTTCTTGGAAGAATTTGAACTAAACCAAGATATATATGCTGAACCTGTCGCATCCACTACTGCATTTATTGAAGAGGTGTTATATTCACTATCCCATAATGAACCTTGTTCTATTATGCCATTCCAGGATACACCGACAGAACTTTATGGAACTCAACGAAGAACTGGTTGGATTAAAGCATCAAAATCTTTAAGTCGTGCTGCAATCCTCCGGAGATTAAATGTTGAATATCATTCTGCGGATCCTATTGATGTTAAGATTTTTGCAGATGGCGATGATGTAAATGAGGTTTATCATCATACATTAGCCGCTGCAATTTCTGATGAAACAGCGAATGAAAGTGTGCGAATAAGTAGGAGAGCAAAGAATTTTATGGTGGAACTATCGTCACCTAGTACAGCAAATCCTGATGTAATGGTTGAGAATTTTAGTGTGGAGGTAGATGTGTAATGCCGTTTACGGATAGTAAAGTAAAAGCATTTAACCCTTTTACACCTAATGAATCCTTGTCCACGGATAGACAAACTGGCTGGTTTCAGTTTACAGATCTAGCTAGAAAGGTTTTTGTAAGACGTATAAATGCAACATATTCGAGTCCAGACGAAATAACATTTAAAGTTTATGTGGATGGTGATGATGTAAATGAGGCTTTCTCTGGTGCATTTAGAGCAAATGTTGGCGATACTGGTGTAACACTTCCAGTCGGTAGTGATGACTCAATCGAAACATTAATAACATCATCTACGTCATTATTTAAGAATGGTGATTGGATACAAGTAGATTCGGAAATTATGAAGATTATTTCAGCCGGATCTACAACACATACCGTACAGCGTGGTATGCGTGGTACTACAGCAGCTTCCCATTCATCTGCTTCTCCAATAGCATGGAAGAATTATCCAATGGATAGTATTAAAATTGGGAATCGTGCCAAGTATGCACAGGTTCAAATATCAACATCATCATCAACTAACCCTGTTGAAATAAGCAGAATGGAAATTGAATACGAATGAGTTATGCGAAAACTGGAGATCTAAAACAAGATAAGATTTTAGGTAACCTTTCTAGAACTATGACAGGAATGCAATCAAAGGTTCGTGTCATCACCGGTAGTGTAAAAACGGAAGATGTGAGTGAGGGAGAATTCCTATTATCGTCAGTACCAAAAGATAGCGAATCCCCAGGATCCCCGGTAGTAGATGAGGGAAGAATGTATTTTAAGGTTGATGGGATATTATATCAATTATCAGGAATTAAGGTAGGAGGTTAAAAAGCAATGGGACCATTAATAGCTGCAGGAGCAAGGGCAATGAAATATGCACCTATGATAAAGCAAGGCTGGGATTGGTTGACCGGAGGTGGACCATCTAGAAGTGGGTCTATGTCTAAAATGGAAAGGAATTATTTGAAGCAGCTAAAATTAAGGGCTGAACGTGGAATGGATCCATCCCAGGTAAATCTAATGATGGGGCAGACTACTCGATCCGTTGGTGTCGAAACCGATATATCCAAAGCCAATGTTATGGGTACTTCTGCTGTCCAAGGTCTTGAAGATTCTTCTGTGATGGCCGAGCAATTGAAGGATGTTGATCTTGCGGGATCAGCCCAGGTGGCAACCACCGCTAGAAATGTTGCGGCTGAAAATTTGAGAATACAAGAGCAAGCAGAAAAAGAATTGGGTTCTTATGGTATAAAACAAACAAACCAAAATTATAGCGAAGCATTAAACCATTACTCTGGCCTTGATAATATATTGAGTACAATTTCTGGACTTGGAAATGACTACCTAACCGGTTTGACCAACAAATCTAAACTGGAAGAATACGAGAACGCCCCGTGGTGGGATGATTTGGATCCGGAGGAGAAACGAAAAATCATCCAGAGTTTCAGTTAGGAGTGTAAAATGCAGAAAGTGGTAAAACCATATAAGTTTCAAGTTTCTGACTCTGGAGTAATAACGGGGTTATCAGTTGATGGCGGGGTGCCGACCCAGCATAAAAACCCGCAACTGTATCTTAATATTTTGGAGGACCTGAAAGACAAGGGTGAATCAGATTCCAAGGAAGCACGATATGTATGGCAACGGTTCAGAAAACTTGAAGCAACTGCCAAAGAGAGGGAAGCAAAAAAAGCAGCAATGATAAAAAGAGTCCAGCCAGACCCTATGGCTGGTGTACCGGGTGTATCCAAGGTAACCCCGGCTGATACTATGTCTAATGTCCCTGGAACTACAGGCTGGGGAGGTGAAGCCGGTGCTGAAAAGGGGAGACGGATTGGTGAATCACAAAGGAAGGCAGCTATCCTTGATATCATGTCTAATGTCCCTGGAACTACAGGCTGGGGAGGTGAAGCCGGTGCTGAAAAGAGGAGATTGATTGGTAAATCACAAAGGAAGGCAGCTATCCCTGACACTATGTCTGGTGTATCTGGGCAGACCCCAAGAGAAAAGATAAATCAACATGCCAGAGATTATGAATTTGCAGATTCAACCATGGACCAGGTGGGATCTTCTCAATTGACTCAAAATATCAAGAAGATAGAGGCAGCAGAGGCCGAATCAAAAAGGGTAAAGAAATTCTTTGCTGGTATTAAAAAGGGAGTTACGGATTGGAAATCAAAACAAGATATTAAAGCTGGCCAAAGACGGGAGGAAGCGTATCGAAAACAGATGCGGGCCAAACAGGAAGGTAAAGGAAATCTATATAGTAAAGTATTACAAGGAATTACAGGTGAGGTGTCCGTCCCACCCGTTCCTGGATATGATAAACTTTCTGATGTTATGGCGACAAAGCCGGATGAATATTCTGGCGGTATGGGAACACCATATGCTGCTCAATTCGCCCAGGCCAACGATCCCGGAATAAAGAAAGCAAAGAAAGCAAAGAAAGAAGTTGTTAGTAATAATGTTGATATCTTTGATCCAACTTGGGAGCAAAGGCAAAAGGCCAAAGTGGTTGATACTATGTCTGGTGTTCCAAAAGGTAAATCCAATTTTGCTCAATGGTTGGCGAAAAGTAAAATAGGAGGTAGAGGTGAAGACATAGATCCATTTACTGGATTATCCACAACACCAAAAGCAAAGATTGGGAATGAAAACTATTTTCCACAGTATGCGGATGCGGTACCCCCACCGGAACCGCCTTCACCCACACCTGTGGCTGACCTTGCCCAATCAAAAATAAACCCAAAGAAAAATTTATCAGCTTATGATAGACTGCCAAATTATTTAAAACGTAAGGTTGATGAAGAAATGCAAATCGCAGAGGCAATTTACGGTGGCGGTAAATCTAGTCGCAGAAAAACGAAAGAATTACAAGAAGAGATGTATGCCCTTGAAGATGATTTAAGGCGGCATAGTGGATTAAAAGTTATGCCAGATGGTGCACCAACGGAATGGGAAGAATATTATATAAATGTGAATAAGGCTAGTGAAAATAGTGCTGAAAGAGCATTTAAACGGATTCAAGACATACGTTACGAATTAGGGATGGAATCATTAACAGGAGCCTCTTGGGAAGAATATTATGCAGATGGATCACCACCACCAGTCAACAACAACCAGCCACCACCAGCCAACAACAACCAGCCACCACCAGCCAACAACAACAACAACAACCAGACTATTAAAAAGGCTGGAACTGAACCACCAAAAAAGAAAGAAGATACAGATCCAAACTTGAATCCCAACGTCTCCCCAACCGGCTCCAAAATACCCGCACACCTGCCATGGTCCAGAGACTATGTGGATCCGACTGTAAACTTTAATAAGGTGGAAGTAGAGAATGATGGGGGAGTGATGACACCGGAGGAGGAGCAGGCTTGGGAGGATCTTGCGAATGAATTGTTGGATGGGAATACAACCAGTACTGATGCTATATACAATAAAAATACCAATGCCGATCCAAACTCGGAAAGTTCTACCGGAGTACCTATGAAGAATTGGGGACAGCACAAAAGAACTAGGTGGTACCAGGAATACAGAAGAAAAAACAAAGTTTCAGGACAGCAGCGGGCTGCTTTGCGTGCATGGGCTAGGGATACGACTGGTACAATACCGGTACCCGCCTTTATTGATCAAGACAAGGTACAGTGGGGTGGTGCTGCGGGACGAGCAGATGATGAGGGTTAGGTATGCTTGACATAGAGATACGGCCTTCTAGGCACCAAATACGAAGCCGAATTTTCGAGAAATGAAAAAAAATGCCTCCAGTATACAAAACAGTCTTTCAATTCGAAAATGCCAACAGTGATCGTGGAAAACGGCACAATCAGTGGGGTTTACATATTTGGACAGATGATTTATCTAAAAACTTTGGTGCTACAAAAGGGGAATCATTCGTAGGCCAGGATGGCGTAACATATTATACTGCGAAATATAAAGATCTGCAATCTGGCGATCAGGCCAGTAGACATGTTATTGATAGAATATGGAAAGAAGCTGGTGGGGATCCATATAAGTTCGCTTCAATTTATACCGGCCATGGTCAAGATCACGAAGTTGTTAAGGCATATGGTGATGCAATAGCCGGCAATCCAGGAAAAGGGCCAGAGGTTATGAAGGCTGGCACTACCCCACCACCCCCCAAAGCCACCGACAAGGTTCTAATACCTAAAGGCTACGATAGGTTCGGAGAACGATCCAATGAGAATCTATTCCCAACAAAACATCCTACGGTTCAAAATGAAGATGGCACAGTAAGCAATGTAAGAACAATAACTGTGGAAGCTGATGGGATACATTATGTTATTCCATCAATGGTTGAAGGTGTGCAGCTTACTAATGATGAGGCTTGGCGAGTGGCCTTGGAGCAAGGACTTGGTAAATATCCATCTTTTGATAATGCCGCTGCAGCATTGCAAGCCTCCCGAGATTTACACGACAAACAGCCGCCACCACAAGACAATGAGAAACATATCTTCCCCGAAGAATTCGATGAGGAGATTGCAGCTGATGATGATCTTGGGCCAAAGGAAAGGGCAGCATTAGGTAGAAGAAATACAAAGGAAAAAACAAGGATAAGAAGATGGTTGAAAGAGTATGGAGATCTTGACGAGTACCCGTATAGGGCTAGTTGGGACAAGGAGTTAGAGTCATTTGATCCTAACTATATGGAACAGGATCCATCTTCTGGTTCGATATTCCCCGACTTCCTCATTGACCAAGCTATAGCAGATAGTGCCGCAAAAAATGAAGCAGAACTCACAGACTATCAAAAGGATGAGAAATCCCAAGTCCAAACAATTATGGATGCTGCAGAAACTTATCAAAAGGGAGTAGATAACCAGGAAATTGTCCAGAGCAATATAAAACTACTGATAGAAACATATCCCGAATACTATGCTGACTTGAGAAAAATGGCAGCTGCAGGTGACATGGATGTTAAATCCATGGTTAAGGTTATAAGAGCAAAGATAAAATCAAAAAGAGATAAAAAAGAACAAGAGGAGTGGGATAAGGCACATCCACCACCCACATTAGATGTTTTTGATTTACTCAGCGATTTTAAGAAACCGCCATGGGAAGAAGGATCTGGGTGGCAGCGATTAATCCCATTTGTTAGTAGTGGAATAGAAGTTGCTGAACTTACAGAATTGGCAGTGGCAGCAGCTGCTTTGGAAAACGAAACAGCTACACCCCGACAGTTAAAAATATTAGAAGAATATGTTGCATACTCTAGGTCTAATAAAACCTGGGCGTACAATACCCTAAACCTGGTTGTGCACCTACCAGCATTTGCTGGTGAGTTATATTTTACTGGTGGTTTTTATACGGCTGGCAAAAATGCCACATTAAAAGTAGCTAAACGAGTACTGGCAGGCCTTCTTACTAAAGGTGGGTATAAAAAAATTCGGGATTATGGGAAGAAAACAGCCACTGGAAAGATACTTACAAAAAGCGTACAAGCGGTGGGAGGTGCAACATTACAAACCCTCCCTGCGGGAGTAACTAGAATTGCTGCGGAGACAAAAAGAAGAATGTTGCCGGGGATAACTTTAACAAGAGAAGAAAAGTTAGCAATTACTGGACCAGGTCAAGGGGCAATGTCTGCATTTATAGATGCAACCAAAGGACAGTGGATTGAAATGGTATCAGAAAGAATGGGTGGTTTGTTTAAAGAACTTGGGAAACCAGCAAGGGAAGCTATGTCCAGGAGTTACCTGTTGAAAAGATGGTTACAGAAGAATCCTGGTGCAGACCCATCAGCATTTAGAAAGGTTTTGGATCGCTCTGGTTATCATGGTGTGTTAAATGAAATGTTTGAAGAGCGTATGTCTGAACTTGGAAGGGCAACACCTGGGATCGGGACCGGTGAAGATCTGCCTGATTATACAAGTGAAGAATTTTTTAAACAGTTAGCATCAGAAATGGTAGCATTTTCTGTTCCTGGTGCAGCTGGTCAGATAATGGATTATAAGAAGCAAAAGAAAGATGCAAAAGCTGAAGAAGCCGCAGCAGCGGCAGCAGATGAAGAGGCTCCCGCAGAACCCCTTGATCCAGAAGAACAAAGAGTAAATCAAGTTAAGGCTCTGGATGAGATCAATGCTGCCGAAGAAGCTGGTGATACTTCCCCTGGTGTTGCAAAGTTAGCCAGGAAGATACTTGAACGGGATCCTGACTTTGATTCAAGATCAAGCATAGCTATCAGTAACCGAATCCTAGAAGTCACAAAAGAGTATATTGAAAAGAATACAGACAAAACTCCAGAGGAATTCTTTGCAGCCGAAGGATTGACAGTCCAAGAAGGCGAAGAGGGTGATTATATTATCACTGGTTATACAGCAGCCTGGAATCATATCGATGGCCAGGTTAATACGGCTATTAAGTTATTTAAGGGACACGATGCTGATACCCTGGTTGAAGAATTCTACCACGATTTTTATGAATACATGCCTGAAAAAGACAAGAAGGCTTTCAAAGAATACCATGACAAATCCGATGACGGTAGGTCAGTAGAAGAACACTTTGGTCAAGAAGGAAGAGACTACTTCTTTAGTGAGAAGCTGCATGAAGAAGCTGGCGGTATCCGAGCATTATTTGATAATGCCAGGGAATCATTGAAGAAAATGATTGCCAGGATCCGGACAATCCGTGGGGCCAAGATCCCCAAGAAGATCCAGGACATGTACAAGGCAGCTGGGATGCGGGACATCAGTCCCTCACAGAGGAAGATTGATAAAAAGAATCTAAATCAACAGGTAAGGCCAAAGTCTAAAGAGTTTAAATCTTGGTTCGGTGACAGTAAGGTAGTGGATGAGAAGGGGCAACCTATGGTTGTTTATCATGGGACCAGTGCTAAAGAAGATTTTGATGTGTTTTCCCCACAAGGTGATGGTATAATTAATTGGTTTGCCCATGATCCAATGCTTTCAGAAAAGTTTGCGGGTGGTGTAGGAGTAGAAGTAACAGAGGGCAGTAGGATTATTCCATCATATATAAGAATGGATAAGCCATTAGACCTACAATACCTACCTGATAATATAACTGAAGAGGAGAGGGAAGAGAACATGGATGGTTCAGGACTTTTAAGTGCTGATGAAGAGATATCATCCTCATTCTTTTTTAAAATAATTGAAGGTTTGACTGGGGAAAAAATGCCCAGCAAACTTAAAAAAGAATTAGAGGAAGAATATGCTTCCCCTGATTTTCCAGCTGTCGATATTTCTGTCGGTGAGGATACTTATCATTTATGGAGAATGATAGAGAATGAAGATGCAGCAAAACCATTAATAAAACATTTAAAAGGATTAGGGTATGATGGATATATCACATCTGAGTTTTTTCTTGGAGGTGAAGCACAAACAGCTTATGGGGTTTTTGAACCTAACCAAATAAAATCCCAGTTCAATGAGAAGCCTACAAAAGAAGATCCCAGGATCA